AAGCATCCTGAAACGAACATTGCACACCATGGTTGGTGATTCATTCCGTATCGCTTTCCAAAAACTGTATCGTTATTTGGTCCTTCTGCATATCCCTCATCAGCATACTTCTTTGCTGCTGCTATAACCTTTGCGGCTAGCGGGTGTGTTGTTTCTGCCATTTTATTTCTCCTTATTGTAGTTGACTTGTTTATAGTATAGCATTTTTTTATTTGAGCGGATGATCAGAATCGAACTGACCCCTTCTGCTTGGAAGGCAGAGGCACTACCAATATGCAACATCCGCATGTGCCGTCGGCAGGAATCGAACCTGCGACCAAGACCTTAGAAGAGTCCTGCTCTATCCCCTGAGCTACGAAGGCTTAGACTAATCGTTTGGAATATCTTGATCTAAATCCATTTCAATTAATCCCTTTTCTCTTGCAACTTTTTGTCCTTCAGGGGTGATATGAAGAGTTGCTTCTAGATTTTCATTGTATTCAACCTCTACCAGACCCTGCTCGTACAATTCCATTAATGATTTATCTACATAGTTTGTGTGTGACTGCCAAAGCTCGGGAGCTAATTCTTTTGCAAGATCAGTAATAGAATAAATAATTTCTCCGCTTTCATCCACGCCTTCAAAACTTACGGCACCTATTTCTAAATAGTATGCAAGCCTTGCATCATTTGCTTCGTCTTCTGTCATAGCATCTCCTTGTGCAACATGTAGGACTTGAACCTACGATTACCGAATTATGAGTTCGGGGCTTTAACCAACTAAGCTAATGTTGCTTAGTTGTATATTATAACGTGCCGTCTTCATTTTTGTCAATAGTTTCTTCTACTATCTGCTGAACATATTCTGAAAAATGTTTTCTTATATTACCCATAGGCCTGTGGCCAGCAAGTTTCCATATTCTTTTATATTCAACTACATTAGAAAATGTAGTGGGGCAAATAACTATTCCATTATATTCTTTTAATACAGTAGGTAGTGGAACATGCTTTCCACAACACTTACACTCTTTTGCTTTTTCTTGATACGTACTCATATTATTTGCATCCTGTCCATTGCGTCCTTTAAGTTTTCTGGCATTCTTGGAGCCCTAATCATATTATAGGAACTTGTTTCTCCGTCTGCCTCTGTTCCAAAATCATTGTCGTAACTCATTGATTCATAGGTGTGAATATTTACTTCTGTATTAGAATCAAATTTACTTCTACTTATTGAGTTATAAATTGATCCACACACTGCGTCCGCTAAGTCCTTAGAGCCTTTTCTTGGGTGGTCTACCCTATCTCTCATAATTCTAAGTTGACAAAGCTCGTCTATAAGTAGTGGTATATGTGGCCCAACAATTCTTTCTTCGGCAACAACCATTGCCATATCATCGTAATGCTTTTTGGCGACAGATAGAATTTCTGTATTGATGCCATATTGTTTTAGTTGTTGCATCATATCATGCGAATTCCATCTGTCAAATGTACATACACGAATTTTAAATCCTCGTGTTTTTAATGAAAGAATATAGTCTTTAACTTCAGTAAAGTCTACAGACTTGTCTTTTGTTGGTGTCCAATATCTTACTGCGTCTATTTCAACAATCGGTGCTGGTTGAGAATATGTATCAGTCACCTTTATGTTCACCCATTTATTAACGTGGGCCATGGCAACTGCACAGTGGTCGTGTTTCTGAGCAAGGTCAACGTGTATAAAATATTCTTTATCTGGATCGGGTATAAACCATTCTTCTAGTCTACCAAAATTATCTACCGCTAAGTGAGCTTTACTAAATGCCTTCTCAACCTTTTCTCTTGACTTAAAAAATGCGTCAACGGCATCTGGTGGCATACATGCAAAACGTGATAAAGCATCAAGGGGGTTTGTAAAAAATGCAACTTTAAAGTCATCAATTTTTCTTACTGGATTAACTTCCCAAGTTGGTCTCTTTAGGGCGTAGACCCTAGGAATTTTATATGAAAGGATGTGGTCTTCTTCCCACTGAATCTCAAATTCATTTCCTTGCGTCCCGTCTGGAAGGTCTTCATCCATTTTAAATTTATAATCACGGACTACTGTTTCTACATCTGCAACTACAGCATTATATCTTTCTTGAATGTAATCGTTTTTATATCTAGGGAATGAGAGAAGAATAACTTTGCCAAAGTCTGGAAAACGAGAGTCTACCGATGCACGATACATATTATATATGGCAGCACCTGTCTTTGCTTGGTCGTGTCCTGTTGTATTTTCAATTGCAAAACCTGAAATTTCATCAAGGATAACAACAATAACGTTATATCCTTCCCACGCTTCACGCTCAGAGTGCCCTGAGTGTACTGTTATTGCTTTATCAAACTTAATTTCTGAGGCCTTGTCTGTATACTTACCTGCAAACCAAGGTGCTTTTTCAATTCTTGTTTTTAATCCTTTAAAGAATACGTTGCTTGCCTGCTGTGAGTTAATAGCAATGTTAATAATATCAATGCTGTCGCCTGGAGGCTTTCCGTAATATGTGGCTGGATCCTTTAAGCACAATAGTAAATACACTATATAGGATACTGCAATAGTTGAGCAGTAATCTTTACCCGATCCTTTTCCTAGCTGTGCCACAACCTCATTAGCGGTTTGTTTAAATCTTATTTTTCCTTCTTCTTCTCCAAATAATTTGACAAGTGTTGATTCTTTATAGATCTGCGAACTTTTTTCGATAAGCGTGTATTGATAGTCGGAAAGTTCTGGAAGCCCAAGGTATTCTGGACTTCTAACAAACGTTTTAAGATCGACTGGTTTTTCATCGAATTCCTCTCCGTCAAGCATATCGATAAGGTCACTGAAATCAAACGACATCGGCTTCCTCTACTGGGACTGACTCGATTATTCCAGTTATTTGGGACAATCTCTTTGCAACTTCCATCTTACACTTAGGACATGTTGATGTAGTCTCTTTTAAAATTCTAACAAGAAGATCTTGTTTGCGTTCTGTCTCTGCAATCTGTGATGCAATTTCATTATTCTCAAGTACGCCGATTGATTGAAGCATTGCAATTCTTTTAGTCTCTATGTCTGCAATAAGCTTTAATGCGCCAGACTTTATTCCAAGTTGGCCAGATTGATCTGCATCTTCTACAGTCTTCCACGCCTCTTTGATAAGCATGGCATAGTGTTGATCCGCCCCTGAGATAGCCTCTCGGGCACGATCTCTGATGTTGCTATCATTATGTACAACGTCTTTCCAATCATCGATTAGCTCGACAACCTCTTTGCGCTGTATTCCTGTAGTGGTGGCAATCTGTGTGGGTGTGCTTCCTTTTAGAAGTTCTTCGACAACCCTGTTCATTCTGTCAAAATGATCTGACAATTCTATTTCGCTCATTAATACAGTATACTTTCAGTCGACTAAAATGTCAATCAGAATTAGCCTTTGCGATCTTTAAAAGGATTAAATAGCCAATCATGTCATCAATATCATTATCTCCAGCAAAGCCAGATCCATTCTTAATTCTATTTATCTTATCATCAATACGGATTTTAATCTGCTCTTGGTTATCCGCCTGCGAAAATATACGAATTGGACTAAGGGCTGAGTCTCCGTAGGATATATTCTTTTGAATAAGCATCTCTGCAATTTCAAGACACTGTCTAATAATCTTTTGACCTGAAGGAGCATCTGTTGCTATTAGCTGTAAGTCTGTAATCCATGCCTGATATCCGCCGTCTTTATTTGGGTAGCCCGCCATTACCTTCTCCTAATTAATTTAAACTGTTCTAGATATCTCTGTATGGTCATAGCAGAGACTTTACACTCTTCGGCAATTTCTGTTACCGTTTTCTTTTGAACCACATATCTTCTATGTAGCCACTCTTTACTTTGATATAGCTTCATCGTTCCGTCAATATACTATTAGAGTAATGTGCGATCCCGAATGAATCTGCAACATCAAAATCTGTCAATGATAAGTTATACTTCTTATTAAAGTAGTCAACCGTTCTTTGCTTACGCATATTACGTAATTGATTTTGATACCAAGAGTCTGCATAACCTGGACTCTTTAATCTAATAGCCGCCTTCTCTTCCTTTGTAGGGTTCTTGTTGCCTATGTATGCCTGCCAAGAGGACGGGGCTATCGTAATAACCTTCGCACCTGTAGACATTAGTTCTGCAATAACAACTCCATAAACATATGATAGTTTAATTACAGCATCTGCAGACTTTACAAATACTGCACCTTCAACAACAA